TACCAACACAAGCAACCTTGACTGAGGTAACTAACCATGTCATCCATTTTTGAGGCAACAGCTGGTAGTGCCATCGGGCCTACCACTGGTGGCACTGTTACACAGGCCACCAACAAAGGAACTGCAGTGACTCTGAACACAGAGTCTGGTCAGATCACCATGGCAGGCGCTGAGCTTGCTGGTGCTGCTGAAGTCAGTTTCACAGTCAACAACGACAGAGTTACTGCCACTGATGTGGTGGTGGTAAACCACAGTTCTGCCGGTACTGCTGGCAGCTACCTTGTTCAAGCCAACAGCATTGCTGCTGGCTCGTTCAAAATTACTGTGGCCAACGTTGGTTCGACTGCAAGCGAAGCCATTGTGCTGAGCTTTGTCCTGCTCAAGGGCGCAAGCTCCTGATGGGTTTGTTCGCCTTTAGGCGGATGAAGGAACGTGAGGCTGCTGCACAAGCGGCAGTCTCTAGTTCTGAAAAGCCTGCCCCAAAAACTTCTACTGTGACGCCTGATGGCAGTAACAATCGACGCAACAGCGGGAGGCGCAAACGCCAACAGCTACATAACACTGACTGAAGCCGACACTTTTGTGGAGGCAATGATCAGTAGTTCAGACGTGTCTAAATGGACTACTGGCAACGATGACACGCGCAATCGTGCTTTGGCTGCTGCTGCAGAAAGGCTTGATCGCGAAAGATTTTTAGGTGCTCGCGCAACAGATACGCAATCAAGGCAATGGCCGCGTACTGGTGTTAGAAAGCCTGATACATACGTCAATACTTACGCCACTGGCTTTCCGTTTCGGATTTCTGAGGATTATTTTACTGACACAGAAATTCCTGATCAAATCAAACGTGCTCAGATTGAGTTAGCCGTTTATTTGAAAAACAACGTTGACGGCATAAGCCTTGGTGGCTTGGAAGATTTTAAGAGCGTCAAGATCGGCAATATAGAAGTAACGCCTGACAAGTCTGGAGCGATTGGAGCTGATCGCGTGCCGCCAATGTTTGAAAGGTACTTGACAGGTCTTAGAATCAGTGGACCAGGCAACATCGCAATCAAACGGAGCTGATCATGGGTTACGGATCTGGATTTGAGCCAACAAAGGCAACGATCATTACCAACACAGCGACTCACACTGCCAAGTTTGTGAAGCTGATGGCGCTTGAGGATTCTGTGATCCATACGCTGACAGCAGAAGGAATTGACGAGAATCTCGCTGGAGGTGACGCCACTGCAATTAACTTCAAGACATCATCTTGCATTGAGGGTCTTGTGGTGACTTCGGTCAAGCTGACTTCTGGCACTGTCATTGGATATATCGCCTGATGGGAATAGCTCAAGCTTTACAAGGCGCTGTCAGCAAGGCGATCAAGCCGCTTGGCGGTGACGTGACAATACGTTTTGTGACGGCTGGTGCTTACGATCCTGCGGCAGGAACTGTTTCTCAAACTTTTTCTGATGAAGAAGTTAAAGGAGTCTTAACAGATGTTGTCGCAAGAAAAGAAAACGAACTAAATCAAACCAAAGACAAAAAACTTACGGTTGCTGCTGCTGACTTAACGGCAGCACCGGAGACAAAAGATTTGGCTGTCGTCGATAGCGTGGTTTATCAAGTTATTGCAGTCGAGACCTATCCACAAGGAACCACTGCGATCAGCTACGAATTATCCTTGAGGGCATAGCAATGGTACGTCAGATTAAAATCAAAGACATTGCAAACTTGATGGAAGAAGAACTGCAAGAAGTTGTTAAACTTACGGCTATTAGCTGGACGCAGCAAGTAAAAGAAGAAACTCCAGTTGACACTGGGAGATTGCGGAACGCTTGGCGTTTCAAGGTTGGCAGGCTTGAGGCAGAAATAACAAACAATATGGAATATGCCGAACCTGTAATTTATGGCAATAACTTGCCAGATAGTTGGGGAGGGCAATACCGAACACGACAAGGCACTGAGCCGGGTTTTCCTGATCGCATTGCCAAAGAAATTACCACAAGAGAAGTTCCTAAATTTATTTCGGCTTTTAGGAGGCGAAACTAATGGCAGCTGCTGACCTCAACACTATTCGCGCTGTGCTGGAAAGCAGGCTTGCAACTGAGCTTGCAAGCGCTCCTGCAGTGCCAGTTGTTTTTCACAACATGGCGTTTGATCCAACGCCCAATTCTTCTTGGGTGCAGTGTTTGACGTCATTTGGCGCGAGTGAGTATTTAGGGCAGGGTCTGACCGCTAATTCTCAAAATCGTGTTATTGGTTTGATCACGATCAACGTTTTCAGCGCTCTTGGTGTTGGAGTCGGTGGCAACTACGTTATCGCCAAGAGGATACGCGACCTATACAATAGGGTCATTGTGTCGGGGGTTTACTTCGACGCTCCAATTGGTCCAGAGGTTTTAGCTAAGGCTTCTCCCGAGGGCTTTCTGCAAACTCAGGTCCGTGTGACCTTTGAATTCATCGAGGAACTCTGACCATGGCCACTATTCGCGGAGAGCAAGGTTCTGTCCAGTTTGAAACTGGCGGTGGCAGCCTTGCAGCTGTTGTTGGCACACGCAGCTGGAGCCTGACGATCACTAAGGAAACGTATGAAACCACAGACCATGGTGATACGTTCAAAAGTTTTGTTGGTGGCTTAGTTTCCGGCGAAGGTACTGTCGAGCTTGTTTACGATCCTGATGCCACTGGTCAAGCTGGATTGATTGAAGACGTTGTAAAGGTAAATGATGCAACGGACGCAAGCTTTGAGCTGTTTACAACAGGCAGCACTTCAGGCACTGATAGCGTTGCGTTTGCCGGAATTATTACTGACACAGAAATCACCTCCACTGTCGGCGAGTTGGTGATTGTCTCGTGCAGCTTTGTGACCTCTGGTACTATCACTTCCAACCTGGAGTGATGGGGCTATAGTTTAAGCAATCACTTTATTGATTGAATGGTTGCTTCTAGTCGCACTGTTGATTTGCTGGTTGAGGCATTTGACCTTAACCAGCGCCGGAAGTTTGCACTAAAAAACGAACAAGGTGAAATCCTTGTTGATTTGTATTTTAAGCCGATCACACGCGCAGATCGCAAAAAGGCGCAAAGTTTGGCAGGCAATGAAGAAGCTTTGGATGTGAGCACACAAATGCTGTGCCAGATCGCAGAACTTGAGGACGGAACAAAAGCCTTTGCACCTGCAGATGCAGTCAAGCTGCAACGGCAACTGCCGGAATCAGTGCTAAATGAAATCGAGTTGTTTTTATTTGGAGTTGGCGAAGCTGCTGATACTGAAGAAGCAAAAAACGACTAAAGCAGGACAGCTGGCTCTATTTTGAGTTTTTTCTGGCCTGCGAATTAGGAATGACGGTCAGCAAGCTTCGCACTGAATTGACAGACGCGGAGCTTGTTTACTTCGCTGCTTACTTCCAAGTAAAAGGCGAAAGGGAAGAGAGGGCAATGGATCGCGCAAAAATGCGGCGGAGGTAGACTAAGGGCATCGCTGCAAAGTGGCTGTGGCAGTCGCCAACGTTCTTTTAAAGGTCAACTCTGCTCAGGCGGTTAAGGCGCTTAATAGTGCTAACAATTCCGCAAAAAAACTAAACGATACTTTTGATCGATCGCAAGGCGCAATAAAAAGCACTGGCTCAAGCCTGCGTGGTTTAGGCAAGGCAGGTTTTGCAGCAGCTGGCGGCTCTAAAGCAGCTGTTGTAGGGATTAGATCAGTTGGCGCAGCTATAAAAACGGCGCTTGGCCCTGTTTCTGCAATCATTGCAGGTGTTGCATCTTTAGGTCAAGTTTTTTCAGTTTTAGCTCAGCAAGATTTTGCTGAAGCTAAAGTTCGCAGCCTTGGTGTAAATAGCGATGATTTGACCAAACGCTTATCTGGCGTAAGCCGTGAGTTAGCAGGGCAAGCAAGTGTCCTTGACTTGACAAAATCTGCTTATGATGTCGCCTCCGCTGGTTTCACGAATGCAGCGGATGCGGCCAACATTTTAAAAGCCGCAAGCCTTGGCGCAACTGGTGGGTTTAGTGACATCAACACGGTGGGTGACGCAACAACGTCTGTTCTAAACGCTTATGGCTTAGAAGCATCTAAAGCGGCAAAGCTAGTTGATGGTTTCATACAAACGCAAAATGACGGCAAAATTGTTATTGGCGAATATGCAGCAAACATTGCAAAAGTTGCGCCTGTTGCTGCTGCGTTAGGCGTTCCTTTAGAAGAGGTAAATGCTGCAGTCGCGCAAATTACAGCAGGCGGTCAAGGGGCAGAAGTAACGTTTACAGCATTAAAAACTGCTTTGGCACAAATTGCAGCAGGCAAGGTTGGCAAAGAGTTTGAAAAATTTGGAATTACTGTAAACAGCTCAACGCTAGCTTCTGACGGTTTAGCCGGTACGTTAGAAAAAATTAAAGCATCTGGTGCTGACGCAGGTTCAGTGATCAAAGCATTTGGCACTGAAGCTGGCCCGTCAATTTTAGCGTTGTTGAATAATACAAAAAAATACAATCAGCTACTTGAAAATCAAAAAAACTCGCAAGGTGCAGCAGCTAAGGCAGCGTTTGAAGCCAGCGACACAATCAATGGTGCCTTGAATCGATTGCAGAATGCTTTTACAAATATTTTTGCGGATCAATCAGAATTAGGTTTATTGCTTAAAGGAACTTTTCAAGTTGCTGCTGTCACAGTTGAAGTTTTGGGTGCTTCATTATCAGCCGTTTTGGCTCCTCTTCGCGGATTAGCTGCGGGCGTCAATCAATTTTTTCAAGAGCTTGCTCCTTTTGGCGAAAACGTAAATTTAGCTTTTGAGCTTGAAAAAGGTTTTCAAGCTGTGATGAATGCTGCAAGTTTTGCCACTGATGTAGTCACTGGAATGTTTACAGTGCTTGGCCGTGGTTTGGCTACTTCTGTAGGCAATATTATGAACCTTGTTCTTGCCATCAAGCAAGGAACAATAAACGCATTCAAATCGATTGGACAAGTAATTACAGGCATATTGTCCAATATATTTGCATCACTTCCTAGGCCGCTTCAGATTCTTATAGAACTTGCTGGCAAAGGATTCAGCGCTGTTAAAAACTTTGTTGGCGGTGCGGTTTCAGGTGTTGCAAGCCAGTTGTCTGGGGGTATTCAATCCTTGGCGGCAATAGGCGGCAATATACAGCCTCCAGGCACACAGCCACCGGCTGCAAATGTAATTCAGCCTACGAATGGAGCATTGCCAGGTGGAGCTAACGCTGCAGCTGGCGCAGGGCCTAAATCAGATATGTCTCAAAAACTTTTTGATCTAAACAATAGGTTGCTAGGACAAGAGGGCGCAATTTCAGAGCTGGAAAAATTGTCTTTAGAGTTTCAAATAGCCAAGCAAAAAGTTCTTGAAGCTGGGCATCAACCAAGAAACGAAGCGATTAAATTGCTGAAAATAGAGGCAAATTTTGAAAAGCAGCTTTTAGCCTTTAGGCAAAAAGGAATTGACGCCGACAATAAGCAAAAACAAAAAGCAGAAAAAGAAAGGCAAAAAATGGAAGCTGCTGAGCAAAAACGCAGGGAATCTGATCCAGGCTTCCAAATGCAGAAGCAGCTTGACGAGTTGCTCAAACTTGAGAATCAAGTTGCTGCAGGCGCTACCGCTATTGGTAGTGCTTTCAGCAACGCTTTTGTTTCTGTGGTGACTGGCAGTAAGAGCGCGAAAGAAGCATTAGCCGACATGATGTCTGCCGTTGCCGAGCATTTTATGGACATGGCTGCACAGATTATTGCTAAGCAATTAGCGATGATCTTGTACGGCACGATCATGAAAGCGCTTGGGGTTACTGGCGGTGGCGGTGGTGCTGGCAGTATGACTGGCGCTTTTGATAGCGGTGTTGGTGGAATTTTTCCCACAAATCCCGCTTTTGAATTTGCAGAAGGCGGATATGTTTCAAGCCCAACCAACGCTTTAATTGGTGAAGGTGGTGAGCCTGAATATGTCATTCCTGAATCTAAAATGCGTACTGCCATGTCGCGTTATTCACGCGGCAGTCGCGGTGGCTCTGTTATTCCAGAATCTGGTGCAGCTGAAGCAATGGGAGAAACAGGCGGAACTGCTGTTGCTGCTGCAATTGATGTTCGCTACACAGTGGAGCGGATCAATAGCATTGATTACGTGACTGCTGATCAGTTCCAAGTTGGAATGCAGCAGGCTGCACAGCAAGGTGCTAAACAGGGTGAACAGCAAACCCTGAAGCGGTTACAGATGAGTGGCAGCACACGTAAGAGGATTGGGATATGAGCCAATACGCTTTAGGGCATGTCGTAACGATCAATGCTCTGCGAGATGATCCAGGCAGCGCTGAAGGGTTGTATGTGCAATTTCGTTTTCAGAACTTTTTCATTAATCAGGACATGACATACGAGAGCAACTCGTATGGTTTTGTGCCGTTTGGGTTCTCTGGCGTAACTGTAAACCGTACGGGAGACGGGATGGAAGCTACTCTTGTCTTCCCAAACAATGATTTATCTCGCGGATGGGCAGTTCTAGCAATACGAGATCATTATGTTGTTGAGGTCGAAGTTTTAATTGTAGATTCATCCAATCCGTCTAGCGGTACACACCAAAGCGTACATAGTTACACCGGGCAGATTACTGGTGGAACTTGGGACAACGTATCGCTAAATCTCCAAGTCAGTTCAGTGTTAGACGCTGTTGGAACGGACATTCCAAGGCGTGCTTTGACCAAGAAACTTGTTGGCAATTTGCCAGTGGCAAACAATGTCCGATTGCAGTGATCTAATTGGAATGCCGTATCGGCTTGGTGCTGACGGTAGTGACGGTCATATTGACTGCATTCATCTTTGCTATCAGGCATTAGAGCGGATGGGCATTGACGCGCCACCGTTTAAGCAAAGCTGGTATCAAGCAAGCAGGTGGGATGTATGCCGGGATTTAATGCGGTGGGGTTTGCGAGTTGAAAAGCCTGCGTATGATGGGGACATTCTGCTGTTACCGCAGCAATCTTGGGCATTTGCAGTCACATGGCAAAAAGGGATTTTGTATATAGGTCCGATGACGCAGAAAGTGCAGTGGTCATTGG